TGGACCCAGAGAGTGATCGATCTACTGGAGGCGATCTCGAACAGCGGCCGGGGGACGGTCACGTACGAGGGTGGCGGCTCCGGTCTCCTGACGGGCGCGCTCCACGTTTTGAACACCACGAGCGGGGACTGGGTGGAGGCGTGTTCCCTGTTCGAGGAGCGTACGGCTGGACTCGCGGGGTTCCCTCTCGGGCACGATCCGGCCGTGTCTGGCGTGTTCGTCGGACCCGGGAAGCGTCTTTCCACCTCCGCGGGTGTAACGAACTGGAGCGCGGGGGGGTTCCTGTACGTGTCGGCCACCACGGGACTCGCTGATACTGTGCCTCCGGCTGCGGGTTCTGGTGAATACAGCCGGATCGTATGCCAGTGCCTCCCGGATACGGGTGAGATCTGGATGTTCCAGGACACCATGTGGTCCAAGCTGTCCACGTCATAGGGGGGGTCATGGCTGACAAAGAGGAGATCCAGGGTTCTCTGACTAGCGGGCTTGAGGAATGGCAAGGGGTGGCCCTGTCGGAGTATGCCTCGATCCAGGGTGATGGGGTGTCGGCCGGGGACACTCTATCCACGGCGTGGCAACTGGTGGACCCCACTACCCTGACGAAGCAGGGCGATGTGGCGATCATCACCACAGACTGGGCCCTTTCCGGATCAGACTATGTGATCGTGGTGGATGGCTCCACGTCCGGGACTGTTCTGTATCCGATCGATATCGTGACGGCCGACGGTGGCTCTATCGACCTTACAAAGCCTACAATCATCAAGTCCATGCTGACGGAGGTCCTGTACGGAGACGATGATTCCGTCTCGATCTGTATCGTAGTCAAATGCAATGACAGCGCCAGCGACCACGCCGGGATCGGGTGGCGCCGCGATCCGACGTTCGCCACATACACCCAGGACGTAACAGAGGTGGGCGGTACGGTGTCGGGGCACCAGAATGCACTGTACGCCTCGAACCCGTATCTCGGCGGAACCATAACGACGATTGACGCCACCGGGAATAGCGTGGACCTCCTGGTGTACAGGCAGAACACAGCCGATCCAAGAGCGGCGACCCTGGCGTTTAATGCGATCGGGTCCCTGGTCGGGGACTTCGAATTCGTTGGGATCGCGATCATCAGCAAGGGGACCGGAGCGTCTGGCCAGACGTTCAAGCTAAAAGACCTGCTCGTTTACGCGCTTTCTCTCGAATCTATGGATCTGCCATGACCACGTTCGATGTATTCGATCCCACCGCAATGTCCCCCCTGGACCCGAACGGGGTCCTGTCATCGGTGGCCGTCATAACGGGCGGGTATCGGTTCACGCTGACCGGGGCCACGACCGGAGCGGCCCTGTTCAGGATGCCCCTTCCGGACGGGTTCGATCAGAATCTCCCGTGGGATATGCTGGTCCGCATGGAGATTTTGTCCTCCCTGATCGGCGGCGGGTTCGGCCAGTGTGATTGCGGTCTGGGGTTCGAGTTCTCCGACGGAACGGTCAAGTGGGCCGGAATTCGACAGGACGTCGGAGGCACATGGGCCGCGTTGACTACCGGGGTGGCGACCGCATACCAGGGCGCGGACGACGAGTTCTATGGGCAGATCAAGTCCCGCGGATACTCGGTGAACTGCACAAATATCGCAGCCATCCTGGACAGTAGCAACGTCCAGCAGGATCGCGTCCTGTCACAGGATGGACTGCTCAAAACGATCTCGTATCTGATCCTGTACGTGTACGCGCCCAACTTCATCACGGCGGGAAGTTTCGACCTGAAACCAGGATACAAGCTGATCACACTGGACGGCTGGACTCCCCCGGCCTAGCGACGCGAGCGCGAGCGGTAGCGGGGGGACTCGAACCCCAACCTTGTATCCGACTTCCCTCCTCCCCTCATCCGTCCGGCCCGGCTCCGAGCGCCGCGGTGCGGCCCGGGACGGAGCCTCGCAAGGCTCTCATGCGGGGCCGCTGCCTGGGCGGTGGCCACTCGCGGGTTCGTCCGGTGGACTTGCGGAGGGGGTCTCGGTCGATTACTCGATCGTGCTGCTAGGCACCCTGGACCTCCAGGTTCCGCTACCATTGTCGTATCGCGTTGTCAGTGACCGTTCCGGCGTGGCACCCTCAAGATAGCCGATTCCGGGTTACCGTCAAACCCTAGATCGAATCTTTTTCTCGTACCCGGCATGAATCGGCCATGGTGGCTGATTCACGTCGGGAAAAAAGTTTGGGCCCGCTTGGTTTGCGGCGTGGCCGTTACAAGGGGTCCAGGAGGTGATCATGGGCGATAGGCCCCTTCTGCCGCTGTCCGCGCTGTCCGACCGTCAGGTGGAGCGCGCAATCCTACACGAGCCGGGCCGATCGACGGTGCGGGACATCGAGATCGGAGGGCCGAAAGACCCGGCCGATCGGCGGCTGTTCTTGGATGTGGAAACCCTGGAGGCTCTCCTGGCTCAGGCTCGCGCGAGCCTCACCGGGCGGGTCGTGATTCATGGCATCGGGCTCCGCGTCCGCACACTCCTGGAGGACGGCCATCGGTGGGACGTCGTGTACCTGCTCGGGCGCGAACCGGTCCCGGAGACGACCCAGATCGAGTTCCCCGACCTGTCCGGGGGGAGGCGATGATCCCGGCCGACGGGTGGGACCTCGCCCTAATTGATGATCGCGATGGGGTGGAGGCGTCCCGGATCATGTTGAACATGGGCGGGGCGGTGGCCGTATGTGAAGACCCCGTGCCGGACGCGTTAGTGATCGGGGGCCAAGTCTCGGGGGCGTGGCTGTTTGCGGCTCCTCGTCGCTGGGTCGCGATCGGTGTGATTAACGGAGTCCCGCAGTGGGACGCGTTCCTGTCGACTACGGAGCGCCACCTAGCGGGCCCCGTCCTGAATTCTCGGGTACTGGATGGATTGTCGGCCGCGCCGATCATGATCCACCTCGATACGAGGCCCGTCCTGGAGGAACCATCCCTCCGGGAGACCCTCCTCACCGCGATCGGCATTGCCCGAGGCATGTATCCAGAGTGGAAGACCGTGGAACTCCCCGAGGCTATCCGCCAGATGGCCGACGACATGGAGCCCGGGGTGGTCGCCCACGGAGACTCCTGGTTCCTGCCCGAGGGGTCGGTGGGTCAGGCGTGACCGGGGCCTCCCTGGCTCCGCGTTACAACATGTGCAGCCACACGGAGGAGCCATGGTTCCGCGCTGCATATGCTGTAACGGCCCGGCCAGATACACGTACCGAGTCCAGGACGATCCGATCGGAGGCGTCCAGGTCCGGCACCTTGCGCACATCGGAGCCGAACCGGTGGAGGTCGATGGGATCTCCATCGAGGCGTGCTCCGACGCGTGCGCCAGAGAGTGGTGGCTCGGCCCCCGTCGCAGGAAGGGCGGCGCGGTGACCAGAACAGGACGAGTGAGGAGGGAGTGATGGCAGAGATCAGAGTCAGGGTGTCCGATTTCCACGCGGCCCCGGCCCGCTATCTCCGGCTCGTGTTCCTGGAGGGGACCTCGATCACGATCGAGGACTCGGGTGGGGTAGTCCAGGGCGTCCTCCTCCCTCCCGGACGGGCCGCCCTCCTCGGGGTCGGAGGTCTATCTGTGGAGCCGCACAGGGTCAGGGCGGGCCGGAAGCCGTCTGGAGCGGCCGGAGCCCTCGTGGGCAATCCTCGCGGGCCTGACGGGCGCTAGACACCTCCACGAGATACCCTGTCCGCATGGCGGACGACAACGAGACCCGCGAGGTGGGACCGCGCGAGGCGCACTCCTCACTGTGCCAGAGCCTCCACCAGGGCTATCCGCTCCTGGGTCTGTCCCGCGTTCATCACACGAATAAGCGCGGACAACCTATGTCTTTTGCGGACAAGCCGTACCTGATCCACCTATACCACGCAATGCCCACGATCCGGGACGCTGTGTTCTGCAAGGGCGTCCAGACCGGCCTGTCCGAACTCCTGATCCAGCTTGTCCTGTATCAGGCCGGGTGGGAGGACCGGATCTGTGCTTACGTGCTGCCCCAGTACAAAACGTGCGAGCGGTTCGTGGCGGATCGCGTGGACCCGCTCCTCCTCCGGACGCCAGCGTACCGAGCCCGGCTCCCTGGCGGGGAGCGAGGGCTGGACGCCTCGGGTGGATCGAAAGGCAACCTGAAGAGAAAAAGATTCGGGCGGAACGGGTCTATCCTGTTTCTGGGGTCGAATACAGAATCCGACTTCCTGGAGTTCTCGGCGGACCTCGCGATCGTGGACGAGTACGACGCGTGCGACCTCGGGAATATCGCGAAAATCGGCGACCGCGTCAAAGAGTCGGCCCACCCGCAGGTGATCAAGGTTTCAAACCCGAGAATTCCAGGGCGCGGCGTTCAGCGCATGTGGAAAGAGGGGACCCAGGCTCGGTGGTATCACCAGTGCGAGAGATGCGGTAGAAAGCAATATCTCGACTGGTTCACCCACTTCGCATTTCAGGGTGACGGCGGGGTGTGGCTGCCTCGCGACACGGAGCGCCTGAAGGACCCCGGGGCCGGAGATCTCCGGCCGGTGTGCTCCGGGTGCGATCTGCCATTCGAGCGCCGGGCGGACGGCGGGGTGTGGGTCTCCTCGTATCCGGATCGGATGTCCGAAACGTTCCACATGTCCCGCCTGGACGTGTTGTCCTCGAATCGCGACCCGCAACCGATCCGGGCGATCTTCTCGGAGTGGGTTCTGGCGCAAGGTGATCCGCGGCGCCTGGAGGCGTTCTGGGCAGGAAACCTCGGATGGCCCTATGCCTCCGCTGGGTCCAGGGTAACGGACCTAATCCTGGATCGGGCCATGGAGGGCCAGCGCCCCCTGGATCACAACGGGAGTCACGAGTACGAAGATCACACCCTGGTGATGGGCGTGGACGTCGGGTCCGTGATCAATGTGTTCGTGGATCGGCTGGAACTCGACGAGACCGGAGAGGGATATGTCAGGGAGAACATATGGATCGGCGCGGTCCTGAACTTCGAGGATCTGTATGACATCCAGGACCGGTATCACGTGGACGTCATGGTGATCGACGCTCGGCCAGAAACGCGGAAAGCAAAGGAGGTCCGGGACCATTTCATCGAAAACGGCGAGTGTCAGGTATGGCTGTGCGAGTACGTGGGCCAGGGCAAGGTGGGCGCGGACGCGTTCGGGCTCACCCTGAAGTACGAGGAACAGGTGGTCCAGGTAGATAGAACCCAGCTTCTCGATACGTGTCTGGCTGAATTGGAGAACCGGACCCGACGGCTCGCGTCGGACGCATCGACGGTACTCGGGTTCCGCGAGCAAATGAGGGCCCCTGTGCGGGTTTTGAACGAAAAGTCCCAGCGGTTCGTGTGGGAGGAAGGGACGGACCCCGATCACTACCGGCACGCGGACGCGTACTCCAGGGTCGCACAGGAGATCCACGATAGATCCGGAGCCTACTGGGAGTAGGCCGGCCCGGTTACGCGGGGCGTGAAGTTGGGTCCCGTGATACCGTGTGCCCACTGGAGGTTCCATGCGTGCCTATGTCGGTCCCCCCGTTGTCCAGGCGGCCCTGGCGTCTGCTGACTATGCGGCGTTCGGGGAGGTACAACTCGGAGGCATGTCTCACCGCGAGCGTCAGGGGATCTACACGGGCCCGAACGTGTCCGGCCAGGAACTCGTGGCCGGAGTCAATACGGCCGCGAACGGTCGACTCCTGACCGATGAGGAACTGTGGGCGGTGTATCGGCAGTGTCCGGACGTCCGTGCCTCGATCGACGCAATCACGCGCGAGATCTCGACGTGGGACTGGGATGTGATCCCGTCGGTCGAATCTGAAGATCCACAGTACGAACTGGCCGAGGATGTGTCCGAGGAGACTCGTCGATTCCTGTCGGCGCCGAATGAGGACGGGGAAACGTGGCAGACCCTTATCTCGAAGCTGGTTCGAGACCTCCTGATTTATGACGCCTTGGCCGGTGAAAACGTGCTTTCATCGGCCGGTGAACTGGAGGAGGTGGTGACGCTTCCGGGTGGCACCGTGGAGCCCGTGGTGGATCGTCGCCAGCGCGTCCTGGGGTATCGCCAGGAGGTCAACGGAGAGACGATCTTCCTGGACAAAGACCGAGTCCTGTACCTCAACCTCTTCCCGAACACGCTCGCCCCTGGTGGTACCCCGCTGATCGAAACGATCCTGAACGAGATCATCACGCTATTGCGGGCGTCGAAACACCTCATGCTCGCGTACGACGCGGACGAGATCGCTCCGGGTGTCCTGCTCCTGGCTGGTATCGGCGGCCCGGCTGCAACCAAGGCGGTGGAGGGGCTCCGCAACATGCGTGGCGCCGACCACAAACTCCGGGTTCTGACTACCAACAACCCGAAGGGGCTTGGAGCGGAGTGGGTCCAATTCCGGCACACGCCGAAAGACCTGGACATGAAGGAACTGGTACACGATACCCGGCGCACCGTGTGGCGTCTGTTCGGAGTCAAGCCCGTGTCGATGGGCGACACGGAAGCCACCCCGAGGGCCACGGCGCAAGTCCAGGTCGACGCGCAGGACAGCGGCCTCCTCCGGCCCATTCTTGAGCTTCTACAGGCGATGTTCAACATGCGGCTGCTCCCGCTCGTGGTTGGCGATTCGGCCCTGTCCGCGCTCGTGGAGTTCCAGTTCGATCTGGAGAAAGCCCAGGGACCCGAGGATCGCAAGGTCGACGCGGACGTGGACGCGATCGACTTCGACCGCGCCGGGCTGTCTCCGAACGAACTCCGATCCAAGCGGGGCCGCCCCCTGGTGGAGGGCGGGGACATCCCCCTGATCAAGCAAGGCGGATCGTATGTGCCCCTCACCACGGTCACCATGCCCGAGGAGGACGAGCCCGAACCAGAGGACGAGACTACTGATGACGAGGACGGCGGAGACGACTCCGATCCGGACGAGGACGGCGGGGCCACGGACCCGGAGGCGGGCACACCCGACGAGGGTGAGGAGGCCCCCGGGGAGGCGGACGCGGACCGAGCCCGTCCGGGGAGGGGTCGACGCCGTACCGGTGTGGTACTCCGGCACCGGAGACCTCCGGCGTGTTCATGTGGCCACGAGCCGCACGGAGTGTACCGCGGGGACTCCTCGCTCCTCCCCTCGGACTGGCAACCTGGAGGGCGGTTCGAGGGATATCGGACGCTGGATCTCCGACGCCTCGGGGACTCCGTGATCTCGTACCGTCGTGCCGTGTCGCCCCTGTACCGTCGTGCCCGGATCGACGTGTCCACCGAGTTCCAGACGTACCTCGCGGATGGGGTCCTGGACGCCACCGAGGGCGCGGCCCTGTCCCGTGCCGTGGCCGTGATCCTGGACCGCCTGGAGCACCAATGGAGCGCCGCGACGGAGCCACTGTATCGAGACGCGGCCAGGATCGGCCGGGACGCTGCGTCCAGCTTCAATGGGCTAGCGGTGGTCGACGACTGGCGAGTCAGGGCGGACCTGTACCACGATCGGGCGATGTCCTACCTCACCGAGGGGAAGGGTCTGATCGGCACCCTCCGCGCACAGATCGCGGCCCTGATCGGCGCTTCGATCCGCGGCAGTGATGACCACAACATGATCACGCGCCAGTACGGGGAGGAGGAGTTCGAGGCCCTGGCCCTGCTCGCGGCTGTGGATAAGGTGTTCGGCCGGAATGAGCATCGGATCGACAACTGGTCCGGCAAGCTGGTCGAACTCGGGAATGCCTCCCTTCTGTCCGGAATGGGCGAGGGTGGATCGCAGGTCGACGAGGACGGAAAGCCCCAGCCCACCGTGTGGATGGTCGAGTGGGTCTCCGTGGGTGACTTCGTCATGTGCCCGACTTGTGGCGATCTCGGATCGCGCGGGATCGTGCCGCTGCCCTCCCTCCCGACGGAGCCGGGCGGGGCTACCGAGTGCGGCGGCCGGTGTCGTTGCGTCCTCGTGTTCTGGACGGAGGCCGAGGTCAAGGGTGGGACTGCGGTGTCCCTGTCGAACACGGCGGCCTGACGGGGTTACACCTCGGCTTCCCATTGACTCGCAACCCGGGTCCGGGCTATCTGATCCGTCAGAACTACACGGCGGAGTCAGGCATGGATCTGTTCGCAGCGTCAAAGGAAGCCAGGGCGGCCCTGGAGAATCTAGTGTCCGCGGCCCTGGATCGTGAGCCTGACGAGGTCCTGGAGGACGGTTCCCGCGTCCATGTGGTCCGATGCGATCCGGGGGCGATCCCGTTCTACCTCCCGGTAGAGTTCCGCTCCGATCCGAGCCTGTTCCCTCGCGAATCCAGGGGGGACGACTCCGGTGGATCTGACGGAGAGCGCGCCTCCGCGGCCTCCGTGACCGGAACCGCCTCGTCCACCTCCGTGGACTCGTACGGGACCGAGATGAGCGCCGACAACCTGGAGGATATGGCCGTCCAGTTCCAGCGTGGCGTTTCGTTCACCCGAGGCCATTGGGGCAAGGGTGGCATGTTCGATCCGCTGGACTGGAGCGATGAGATCGGCCGGACCGTCGAATCCGTCCTCCGGAGTGCCGAGGTTGTGAACCCGGCCGACCCCGAGGAGCGCGGATTCGCCCTGGACGTCAAGGCGGATCTGTACGAGGACGACGAGTGGGCGGAGCGGCTCGTGGAGCGCCTGGACAAGGGCCAGCCTATCGGCCTGTCGATCGGCGGCTGGTTCCTGGAGGTCCGATACATCACGGATGAGGACGGCGAGATCTCCAGGATCATCGTGGAACAGGTCCTCCTGGACCACGTCGCGGCCGTCCGGCGCCCGTCGAACCCGGACTCCACCGGACTCAAGGTCCTCCGATCCGCGTTCGACGCGGTGATGGAATCCAGGTCCGACCTGACCACTCCCCCCCCGGCCATGCCCGAGGGACCCGTAACGGACGACGTCTCCGACGAGTCCGGAGGTGACAGATCCGAGGAGCCCGAAGTGGAGCCCGAATCTGGCGCGGAACCCCAGAACACTAGGGGGGAGGGCGCGAACCCTGTGGAGGTTCCGGCCTCCGCCTCACTTGACACAGAACCCGTGAACGGTCATTTTGACCACGACGAAACCGATCCGGGGACCGACCCGGGCAACAGGAGCGACGACATGCCCGACAACGAGAAGATCCTGGAGATCCTGGGTGATATCAAGGCAGGTCAGGAGCGCGCGGCCGAGCGGCTGGACGCCCTGGAGAGCCGCGAGGTCCCCGAGGCCCCCGAGGCCACCCCCGAGATCGAGGCTTCCGCCACGATCGACGAGGACGCCCTGGTGGAGCGCGTCGCGGCCGCCGTTGTCGCGAGTCTCCCCACCCCCGAGCCGACCCCCGAGCCGGTGGCCGACGACGAAGCCGACACCCTCCGAGCCAAGATCGAGGCCCTGGAGGCCCGGAACGCCGCTCGTGACGCGGCCCTGGCCGCCCTCACCGACGACTCCCGCGTGGGTCGCGGTGCGATGGTCGCTCCGGCCCTCGGGCACGGCCCCGACGCCCAGACCCAGATCCAGGGTCTGGTCAAGCGCGCCCAGTCCGACGGCGACACCACCCAGGTCCTCTGCGCCACCGTGAACCGCAACCTCCCGGATCTCACCCTCGACATCCGGCACGCTCGCGGCGAGGACGGCCACAAGGCCCGCGCCGCCTGTGCTCGCGCCGACGAGACCCTCCGGCAGATCTGCCGGGCCGCGGAACTCGACGGCCTGATCGGCAACTTCGACACCGGCTGGCGGGCCTCCGCCTAGTCCGAACCCCGCAACAAACTTCAGGAACTGACAGGGAGACAACATGAATCAGGTCAACTGGCTTGGCGGGGCGAACGCCGAACAGCGCGCGGCCTTCAACCGCTCGCTGAACGTGACGGGAGCGGGCTCCGTGCTCCTCCAGACCACGATCTCGAAGGTGGTCCAGATGATCACCAATCGCCACCTCGGCGTCCAGAGCACGCTCCCGCGTCGCGGTGGATCTGGCGACGGGTTCTATGCCCAGCGCCGGACCGCAGCGACCACGGGCGCCGCCTGGACCGACGACGTGACGGAGCCCAAGGACTCGGAGGGTGGGTACACCCAGACGAAGTTCGCGTACCGGACCCTCCTGGGCCGGGTCAAGATCACCCGCAAGCTGATCGCCACCGGCCGGTCCTACGGTGACGTCATGGCGACGGAACTCGTCGGCAAGGCCGAGGATTTCGCGAACGTCCTGGAGTCCGCGTCCGTGATCGGTGACAGCGGGTCCAACGCGAACCAGATCAACGGCCTTCTCACCCTCGTGAGCGCCGTCTCCGGCCAGACCATCGCGAACACCACCGCGACGGCGGGCGATTCGGTCTACCTCGACAAGGCCGATCAGGCGATCCAGAAGGTCAAGGGCTCCGCGAACAAGGCGTCCATGCGGATCTACGGCTCCTTCAAGGGCCACCGGCTCCTGAACAACGCCCTCCAGGCCCAGCAGAGGTTCCTGAAGGAGGGGTACGAGATCGATGGCGGATTCGTGGTCGCCTCGTACCAGGGCATTCCCGTGATCGAGTCGACCGGTATCCCGGACGTCCTCGTGTGGAACGGCTCCGCGCCCAAGATCACCGCGTTCTCCGGTGGCGCCACCACCGCGCTGATCTTCGTGAACACCCAGTATGTGTTCTACAGCGAACTCACCCCGATGACGGTCGCCCCGCTCGCCAAGAAGTCGAGCCAGTACGACGAGGTGGACATGTACCAGGACATCACCCTGGTGCTCGACAACACCCTCGGGGCCACGATTCTGGGCGGTCTGTCCTAGCCCGACAGCCCCCGATCCACCGACGGGCCCGCCCGCTGAATGCGCGGCGGGCCCTTGTGTTTGTGGCTGGTACTCTCCACCGTGTTACACGAAACCGGAGGAGGCAACATGCCCGATATCCGAAGAAAGGTCCCGTCGATCAAGTCGTACCGCTATGTCCTGGCCCGTTGGGACTGGCCGCGGACCCAGACGTACCTCGCGGCGAACTACGGCGAGACGAAAAAGTCTGTAGTGGTTCCGTGGCCGGAGGATTGGGATCTCCCGAGGAAGAACGGCGTGAACGCTCCGAGCGAGGAGAATCGGGACGTCAACATGGTGTTCGTGGTGGATCGCCACCTCCGGGATCGGTGCATCGCACTCGGATGGCACGACATCACGGCCCGGTGGTTCGAGCGCCTGGGTATGCCGGACGGACCGAACCCTGTCGAGGTACTGGACGGGCTCGCGGTGGATGAGGTGGCTACTGTAGATCCAGGGTCGAGCCGTCCCCGAGGCCAACACGCCCCCGAGGGTGATGAGGCGGCGGACTGATCCGCGACCCGTGATCGGAGGTTCACATGTCCCTGACCACCCTCACCCGCGTCAGATCCATGCTCGGGATCGCGGCCGGGGTCACGTTCCACGACGCGGCGATCTCGGCATGTGTGGACTACGCGAACGATGAGGTTTTCGGGCGGATCGGACAGTCCGGTGGGTTCGGGCTCCTGACGGTCACGGAATACCCCAACGTGTACCAGGACAGCCAGTCGGACGTGTACCTCAAGCACACCCCGATCTCGTCCATCGTGGCCGTCACGAACTCCGACACCTCGGTTCCAGCGTCCGGCTATCGCTTCGACCCGGAGTCCGGCCTCGTGCGACTACTCCAGGGGACCGTGGGGTCCCGGACGGCTTATGCGTACTGGAGCACCGGCCTGGACGACGTTCAGATCTGCTACGCGTACGGCTGGGCCTCGGACACGGACGGCGTAAACCGACTCCGCCGCGCGGCGGACATGCTGGCCACGTCGGCGTTCCGTCGCGGCAAGGCGGCCGGAGTCAAGGCCGAAGGCCACACGTCCTACCGGGTGACCTATTCCGAGGAGGAGTGGCCCGTCGAGGTGTCCACGATCCTGTCCTCGTTCGAGACCGCGTTCCACCCCTAATCCGTTACAACCCCCCGGACATGCAACCCGAGGAGCGGACATGCGGATCAGTGAAATGCAGTATGAAGCCCACGAGACGGCCCTAGATAAAGGCTGGTAGGAGGAGGAGCGAGGCATCCCCGAGGCCCTGGCCCTGGTTCACTCCGAGGTCTCCGAGGCCCTGGAGTGCCACCGGGACGGGGACCCGCCCCTGTACTATGACGCGAGCGGGAAGCCCGAGGGGATCACGGCGGAACTGGCGGACGTCCTGATCCGGATCGGCGACCTGTGCGGCCGGCACGGGTGGGACCTGGAGCAAGCCGTGGCCGAGAAGCTGGCGTACAACCGGAGCCGCCCGTACCGGCACGGCGGAAAGCTGGCCTGACGCTACAACCCGACCGGTCGGGTGGACGGCCCCACCCACACCGAAGCCCCCTCCGCGCACATCGGAGGGGGCTTCCTGCGTTCCGAGGGCTCTCGTGTTACCACCTCCACAGACCCCCGGTGAATGGGGGTGAGGAGGTTCGATGGAACGAGTTCTCGTTACCGGTGGCGCTGGGTTCATCGGTTCGCACGTGGTTGACGCTCTCCTGGAGCGCGGGTGTCAGGTGATGTCGTTCGACTGTCTCCTGGCCCAGGTCCATCCGCTGACTCCGGCGTGGCCGGACTACCAGGACCCGGACACCGAGGGCCTGGAGACGTGGTTCGGAGACGTCCGCGACGTCCACGCGGTCCTGGCGGCCCTGGCCGAGTTCCGGCCGGATACCGTGATCCACCTCGCGGCTCGCGTCGGAGTAGCCCAGGGGGACACCATGCCGGCCCCCTACGTGTCCTGCAACGTCACCGGAACCGCGGCCCTCCTGGACGCGATCCTGGCCCACAACGGGCTGGTACGCGACCGCGAGCGGGAACTGGCGAACTGGGAGCCCCTGGACGTGTCGCCCCTGGAGGGCGAGACCCAGGAGGCAGCGGAGGCCCGCGCGACCGAGGCGGACCGGCTCCTCCGCGAGCGCGTGGAGGCCCTCCCGGACCGGCTCGTGGACCGGGTGTTCGTGGCCGGATCGATGTCCTCGTACGGGGAGGGCCTGTACGGGGAGGACGTCCAGGGGGAAGGCTGGACCCTCCGCGGCGCCTCTCGCGACGAGGACGACATGTCCGGAGGGTGGTTCGAGGCCGTGACTCGTGACGCGTGGGCGAGCGGGCTCCGACCGATCGGGATCACGGAGGCGTCCGACTTCTGGCCGGCGTCCGTGTACGCCTGGAGCAAGGCGCAACAGGAGGAACTGTCCCTCCTGATCGGTCAGGTCCGCGGCCTGGACGTCCGGGTCGGCCGGCTGTTCAACACGTACGGCCCGCGTCAGGCCCTGTCGAACCCGTACACCGGTGTCGGGGCTATCTTCTCGGCCCGTTACCTGTCCGGCTCGGTGCCGATCGTGTACGAGGACGGGGAGCAGTGCCGCGACTTCATCCACGTGCGGGACGTCGCGTCCGCAATCCTGGCGATCCTGGAGGACGGGGAGCCGGGCGAGGCGTACAACGTCGGGACCGGCAAGCCGACCACGATCCGCGAGGTCGCGGCCGCAATCGGCCGCCACCTCATGGACCTCGGGGACGACGAGGAGCCCCCGATGTCGATCACGGGCGAGTGGCGCTCCGGCGACATCCGGCACTGCTACGCGGACGCGTCCAAGCTGCGGGCCCTCGGGTGGGAGCCGGAGGTGGTCCTGGCGGACGGAATCGCGGACCTCGTCGACTGGGTCCGAGACCAGCAGGACGAGGACGAGACCACCCTCAACAAGGCCCACGCGGAACTCCACGCGGCCGGCCTCCTCGGGGGTGCCCAGTGAAAGTCGCGATCATCGGCGCGGGGTTCGTCGGAACGCCCACGGCTGTTGTGCTCGCGGAGCGCGGCCACGAGGTGAGCGTGATCGAGGCGGACGAGGAGCGAGCGCGAGCCCTCCGGGAACAGCGTCCCCTCCTGTACGAGGACGGCCTGGAGGAGGCCCTGGTGGACATCCACCTCGGGATCGGCCTCGGGGCGAAGGGCTCCCTGGACGTGTACCTCCGGGGCGATCCGGTGGCTGTGGACGCCCTGGCGGCGGCGGACGTCACGATCGTGTGTGTCGGGACTCCGACGGACGGCGGGCACCAGAACGATACGGCCCTAGTCGGGGCTGTCGAGGACTGGCGCAACGCGATCGGAGATCACGCGCCGGATCAGCGGGCGATCGTGATCAAGTCGACGGTGCTCCCGGGTACGTGTCGGCGGCTCCTGGAGGGCCTCCGGGACAAGTGGGGCGCGGACTGGTCCGACCTGTACCACTCCCCCGAGTTCCTGGCGGAGGGGACGGCCCTGGCGGACGCGCGGGACCCGTCGCGCGTCGTGATCGGTGCACCGACATGCGGGTCTCTTACGGCCGTCCACCTCGTCCAGGCGGCCATGGCCCCGTTCAACCGTCAGCACCTCACCACCCTGGAGAACGCGGAGACGACAAAGTACGCATCAAACTGCCTTCTGGCCGCACGCCTGTCCGCGCTAAATGACCTCGCGCGGGTGTGCGCGTCGGTCGGGGCGGACGCGGTGGCGGTGGCCCGGCTGGCCGGGGAGGACCCCCGGATCGGCTCGCAATACCTGTCCCCTGGAGGCGGGTGGGGCGGGTCGTGTTTCCCGAAGGACGTCCAGGCCCTGGTGTCCATGGCCGTGGACCGCGGGATCTCGGTCCCCTCCCTGTCCGGCGCTATCGTGTCGAACGAGGAGGCAAAGAACTGGGCGATCAGCCAGTTCTGGGACACCATGTCCCGCCCGCCGCTCATCGACGCTAGCGTGAAAGTCGCGGTGTTGGGTTTGACGTTCAAGCCCGGCACGAATGACACGCGAGAAAGCCCCCCGATGGAGTTCGTCTGGTCCATGGTCAGGTCCACGTGTGACCTGGACAACATGGAGATCGTTCTGTACGACCCCACCGGAACCCCTCCCGAGGAGGAGGCCCTGGTTTCGTACGCGGACGGCCTCGGCGTCAAGGTGCGATGTGCTGACGTCCACGAAGCGGTCGAGGGCGCCCACGTGCTGGTCCTCGGGACGGCGTGGGAGGAAGTGGCCGGCGCGGATCTCCGGTGGGTCGCATCGGTGATGGAGGACCCGCGCGTGGTGCTGGATACTCGGCGCATGTGGAGCCCGTACGCGGCCGGCCTGTACGGCCTGGACTACCGCGGCTTCGGCCTCGGGAGGGCGTCGTGATCGTCTGCCTGGGTGGCTCCGTCTGCTACGGGTTGCGCTCCACGCGCGGCTGGCCGGACCACCTATGGGCGCTCGGGCGTGGTACCTGGACGGTCCAGAACTGGGCGCGTCCGGACCTGAACCTCCGCGAGGTCGTCCATGAGACCCGCCGCGTGGACTGGTCCAGCGTCACCACCGCGATCCTCCAGGTTGGGACCGAGGACGCCCGGGGTAGCGGGACCCCGCCGTCCGAGTTCGTGGCCCTCCTGGAGCAGGCGGTCGGGACCGTGTCGGCCCTGGCTCCTGACGCGGAGATCCTGGTGTGTACTCCGACCCCAATCGGACACACCGAGGTCCCTGGGTACCGACACTCCTCCCGCCGCTGGGTCCGTCGTGTGTCCCCCGCAGTGGCGGCCATGGCGGACGCCTGGGACGTCGGGATCGTCCGGCTCCACGACATGCCGGAGGGGCTCCTGGCGGACGGTGTGTTCCCCTCCCCGGACGGGTACGCATGGATCGCTGATCGTGTGGCAATGGCCTTGGGTGGCGCTCCTCTCGCTCCGTAGGACGGCCCTGTGAGGCCGCGACGCCACGGACGCCCCGTGAGCCGTCTCGGCCTCCAGGACGCCTCACAGGCGATCCTCGGCAGAACGGCGCCCGGTCTCGCGGTGGAGGCCGGGCGCCTAGTGCTTCCGCGTGATACGTCCCGGGGAGGAGGCACTATGTCCAAGATCCTGATCGGACTCGCTTACAGCATGAACACCCCCGGCCTGGACACCCTGTTCCGAGCGGACGTCCTGGCTACCGTTCAGGGGGCCGAACGGTCTCGATGGTCTTCGGCGGATGTCGTGGCCCCAGACAAGCCGGGCAACGTGGCCACATGGCGGCGCGGCGGTGTCGCGGTCGTGGCGTGCGAGGTGGCGGGCTCCGGCCTCGTGGATACCGTCCGCTCCATGCCAGATCCGATCCGGATCGTGGTCGTGCCGAAGGCCCCGCGCGGCAAAGTCGCCCGAGACCTGGACGAGCACGGAGCCCGCGTGTTCGTGACGGCCCCCGGAGACCTGTGGCTCCTGGAGGCGACGAACGAGCCCTCCGCGCTGTCCCTTGCGGTGGTTCGTCAGGTCCTCGGGGCCGTCAAGGCCGATGAGGCCAAGCCCGTGCGCCTGGACGGGAGCCCCGTGGAGCCGGTCAAGTCCTCCACGGAGGAGCCCAAGGTGGCCCCCGAGGATGCGACCTCGTGAGTCCGGGGTTACAACCGGCCCGGAGGGACACCACATGCGACCCGTGATCGGCGCTTACGCGCTCGCAACGCTCACCCTGTCCGCCGGACTCGTTACGTTCGAGGCACCCGAGGGCCAACTTCTGTGCGGCGTCATCCTGGCGGCCCTCCTGTCGTGGCTTGCCGTCCAGGCTCGCGGGACGGAGACGGTCCTGGAGCGATGCCGGAGGTAGTCCCGGGGCCTCCGACGGGATAGGCTGTCCCCGGAGGCGTCCGTGTCGATCATCCCCATTGCGAACATGCTCACGACCTGGAAGCGCGCAACGTCGTATGTCCTGGACCCAGTGTCGGCCGGGGACGAACACACCCCAGATCGACCGTACACTGGAGCGTCCGCGGTTCAGGTCAGGGTGTACGACGGGGCCTCCGTTACCGGCTACGTCGTGGTCACGGGGAATACCCCCCAGGCCAATGGCGACACGGAAACCCTTACGTTCGACGGGAACGGGTTCCAGGTGACGAGTAAACTGTTCGACTATGTCTCCGAGGTTGACTCCTCCGGGATCGAGTGGGTGAAGACTCGACCGACCATCGAGGCGAAAGCGATCGCCAGGGACGGTTCCCCCTATCCGATCCTGTACGCCCTCAAGGGCCCCGGGTTCCCGATCGCATACGACCCCAGAGGTGGGGCCACGGAGAGGATCTGGACCGCACACCGCCCCGAGGCCATGGAGGCCGACACCGTCCGCTTCCTGGTCCAGTATGAGGACACGTGGCTCCCGAGGCAGGGGGACCGTATCCAGGACGACCGGACGGGGGACGTGTACGAGGTCCAGTCCGTGACCGAGGAGCGGGCCATGTACACCTCGCACTGGCGGATCATGGCGAAGCGGGTAGCCAGACCGATCGAGTAGCCGGACGGGCGAGACGGCCCCACACAGGACGAGGCCCTCCCGGACGACCGCTGGCACTGGAACGACAAAGGGCGGCCCGAGAGCCGCCCCTGTGCGCGCTTGGTTTTTAGAGGATCAAGTCCATCCGTCGATCCCGGCCATGCGACTCTCCATTTCGTACTGATAATCCCCGACACCGTTGTCCAGGCTGTTCCGAACCGTCCAGCCGGTGAGGTAGGTACAAAGGAAATCGAGGGCGGCCTCGACCCACTGTGCAGGAGTGAACTCGGCCCCGGCCCGGCCCTCATCGTAGAGGTCACGGACACGCTCGCGGACCCTAGCGTCAAAATCACCGTGGCTAATCCCGGTCTCTTCGACGGCTGCGTTGTAATCGTTGCGGGCGGCTCGGTAGGCGGTGGCTGCTTCGGCGCGGTTCATGTTGTTCTCCTGTGTGGCACCATCAAGATACCGCACCCCGTAGGAAAGTCAAACCCAGAATCCAAACTTTCTGACCGAAGCCGCGCGAGGCCGCCACCACAGCGGACTCACAGCCGAAAAAAAGTGAGGTATCGGCTCGACGTGAGGTCGATCGCCACTCCAGTCCACTCCAAAGTCAAAAAAAAGTTGAGGTATCGGGCCGAGGTGCCTCGGGGCTTCCGGCGTGGTACAGAACCCCAGGCCCCCGGTACGGGGGCGAGGAGGTACCGATTGTCCAGTCTGCCACGCGATGATAGCCACGATGTCCTCGTGATCATCCCGACCGTTGCGAACCCGAATGTCCTACTCCCGGCCTTTGATCTGCTCATGAAGCGGAACGATGGCCTCCGGCTCCACATCGTGGCGTCCGTCAACCCGTTGCGGGAGGAGCACGCGGAGGAGTCGATCTCCTCCCTCCAGTTCCTCTGGGAGCGTGGGGCCCCCGAGGGGTCTCACCTGACCATCTACCGCCACCCCGGACCGTGTGGGTTCGGTGGCGCGATCAATCGCGGTCTCCGCGTCGCGATCATGGACCCCGAGGGATTGTCCGAGGACGGGGAGGTTGTGTACCACGGCGGCCGAGGCGGGCCCGCCACCCTCCCCCCGGACGGGTACGGGCTCCCGACCTTGTCCGTGATCTTCAACGATGATCTCCACGTGACCGATGGGTGGCTGATCCGCATGATCGCGGCCCTGGAGTCCGACACCGTCCGCGAGTGGTCCGAGACTCCGGACCCGGACGGCCACCGACCCGTCCGGAGGATGTCGGACTACGGACGCCCCGGCCTCGTCGGCCCAGTGTCGAACCTCGCGGCCGGTATCCAGAACCTCGGTCCGGAGTTTGCCCAGCGCATGGCGGAGGTGGGCCCGGACGTGCTCGGCGCCGAGGTGGCCGAACACTACGCCGGCAAGGTCATTTCTGCCACGTTCCTCTCCGGATTCTGCGAGGGGTTCCTGGCCGACATGATCGAGGATGTGGCGTTCGTCGACGGTGACGGCGCGTGGTGCCTGTTCGATGAGCGATACCAGATCGCAGGGTACGAGGACAACGATCTGGCCGCTCGCGCTGATCGCGCCGGGTGGCGGGCAGTGGTCGCGGCGGACGCGTTCGTGGGTCACCTCGGACACCAGACGTTCGACGCGGAATTCCCCGATATGCAGCGTGGAATGCGCAACCGCGGTGTGTACTATGACGTCTGGCGGCCAGTGATCCAGGCCCAGGGCGATCGGATCGTGGCCGCGTACCGGGTGCGGTTCGATGTGCCCCACGATCTGGACCTGTTCCGCATGGCGATCGTGGGCGTGTCCCGGCTCGTGGATGGGATCTCCGTCCTCCTGACCGGACCCCTGGCCGGGGTGATGTCCAGCGAAGAGTGGCAAGCCGGCTTCCCAGCCGGGCGTGTCGCCCCGGACGTGGTCGACCTCGTCCTCAACGCGAGCAAGCGGCCACAGGACCAGGAACGACTCCTCCGGGCCTGGATCGGGCGGTGGATCAGGCAGGCTCCGCGAAGCAGAAACCCGAGGGTCAAGGTCGCATCCTGGTCCGGCGAGTTCAACGAGCGAGACGAGAGGAACGAGGTTCTCCGCATGGCGGAGGAGGACATGGACGCGGATTGGGTCCTGTCCATGGATCACGACGAGGTCCCCGAGCCTCGGGTGACCCGCCAACACCTCGACCGCCTGATCCGTCACCCGGACCCGCTCGTCCAGACGTTCGGTTTCTCGTGGGTCAACCACTGGGCGAACAATCGGTGGATGAACATTACCCCGCCCTGGGGCGATCAGGGCTCGTTCCGCGGCGGGATGCAGGGGTTCAGACTGTACCGCGTCAACCGCGAGGCACGCCGGATCATCGTGGCCGGCACAGAGAACGGCCTCCACTGCGGGAACATCCCCCAGGTGGATGGGATCTGCAAGCGACACGCCGGTATCCGTGTCCGCCACTTCGGCTACATGCGCGCGGAGGACCGGTTCCGCAAGCTGGCCCGCTATGGGGAGCAGGACCCGACCCCGAACCCGAACCTCGTCGGAGGCACCTCGTACGCCCACATCACCCATGAGGAGAATCAGGTGATGTCGGCGTTCCTGCCGGAGAACGGGATCGGATTCCACGCCCTCATGTACGAGGGCGAGAGCGCGGAGGACCTCGGCCGTATGCTGGACTCGGTGTTCTGCCTCATGGACCGCATGGTCCTCGTGTGGACTGGCGAGTGGACCGAGGAAGCCCAGAGCGCGGTGTACTCCACGGCCCTCCGGCATGGTGGAAACCTCCGGGACACCCTGATCCCGCGGGTGGACCTGTGGTCCCCCGAGGTCGAAGAGAACTGGCCGGAGACCGGCCCGTCGATCGAGGTGGCCCGCATGGCGGAACATTTCGGCGCGGAGTGGGTCGCCCAGCCGATGGACGACAACATGGCGGAGGCTCGGAACGCCGGGCTTGACGCCCTTCACGGCACCCCCGGAGTCTCGTGGGCGTTCTTCCTGGACCCGGACGAGCACCTCCCGTCCGGCAACACCGGCAACGCGATCCGCAGAATGGCCGAGGTCACGGACTCGTGGGGCTGGATCTTCACGTTCCGGAACACGTACGCGGACGGCGGCTCGAACGAGTCCGAGTCCGTCCGCATGTCCCGGCTGGACGAGCGCCGGATCATGCGGATGTCCGGCCGCGTCCATGAGGGTTTCGGCAAGGCCACCCGGTTCCTGGTGGATCAGGGGTTCGGGACCGTGATCCGTCGGGCCCCGTTCATGATCACGAACACGGGCCTGTCCCGAGACCGTGACGCCATGGAGGCCAAGATCATGCGGTATCGTCGTCTGATCGAACTGGAACTCCAGGACGACCCCCACAACGCGAGCGCGTGGACCTCCCTCGGCCTCTCCTGGCTGAATGAGGGCTGTTACATGACGGCCCTGGAGTGCTATTCGCGTGCCATGCTGTGCGCGGGCCCGGCGTTCCTCCCGTACCACGAGGCGGCTCTCCTCCACATGCGGCTGGCCCAGGCGCACATGCAGGACGCAGCGGACCGGCTCGGACGCCATCCCCAGCGCGATCGCGTGGACGCGATTGTCGAGTTCCTGAACGAGGCGGCTCCGCCGCTCCCGATTCTCGGGACGGCTGGGATCACGCGGCCCGCGACCATGGAGCCCGAGGCTATGGCGTCCCTGCCCGAGTTCCCTCCCCCGGCCATGCCCGACACGGAGTAACCTCCCCGCATGGGTTCCGGCTCGGAGGCGAGAGTCTCCGGGCCGGGATACGGTGGATCGAGGGGGAGCCGTGGCCCAGCCGCAAATGTTCCAGGTCAAAACGTCAGGGTTCGAAATGACCCTGATCAAGCTGTCGAATACTCGTGTGGCCCTGAAGACGGCGGCTCGCGCTGGCCTGACAGCGGCGGGGAAAGTCATCTATCGCCACGTCAAAAAGCGGGCCGGGCTCCGGGACCACACCCTGGCCGACCTCGCAAAGAAGCCCAGGCCGGATCACCCGTATGCAAAACGGCACGGACGGATCAAGATCCACACCCGTATCCCATGGCAGGTACATATCCAGAAAAGCGGGGAAGACCCAAACGAATATCTGCACAAGGCCCTGAAGGGGGTGTACCACGAGGACGGGGCCGGGATGCACTATGATATCTGGGTGGATCTGAACATCGCGCCGCACGCAGAGTATGTGATCCAGGGAACCAAAGTCATGTTTGCCCGTGACTTTATCTGGAACGCAGCGATCGAAAAGCGGGACGACCCAAAGGTCATGCAGGCGGTAGTCAAGGCCCTGGGTAAGGGGCTCCGCTCCAAGGTCGGGGTGAGATTCGGTTCCGGGACCCCGACGCTCGGCGGGGGTGGCGGCGGCCTCGGGGCGGCATATGGTGTCAGGTAGGAGGCCACAGTGACGACTCCAGTTGTGTCCGTGTCGGACGTCAAGCAGCTAGTCCGCAACGTGTTGATCCGAGAGTCGTCGATCACAAGTCTGGTGGGCGATCGGATCAGGACGGCCCACATCGTGGACCCGGATCGCACGCCCACCTCCCCGTTCCTCGTGATCGAGCGGCCCCGACTGGGCCGAAGTGGATACGAGGGTGGATTCCAGAGAATCCCGCTTGACGTGTACGTGTATTCCACGGAAAGTCAGGCGGAAGCTGATAAGATCTATGATGTGGTCTATCAGTTCCTCCAGGCGAAACGTCTGGTTGATACCACCACCTCCGGGGGCGTGCGAGTGATCACAGCCGCTGGATACATCCGTCAGGTGGGGTCGCCGTCTGACGGGTGGAACGAACAGATCCGCGCTTGGTTCACCATCGGGCGCTGGATCTCGATGACCGCAGGATAGCCGAATGAATATGTCCACCCTCTCCGATAGCGCCAGATCGACCCGCGTCCTCTGTGGATCGTGCGCAAAGCACGTTCTGACGTTGGACCCTGGTGAGGAACTACTGTCCAGGCGTGACGCCTGGAAGGCCACCCGGGAGGTCCGAGTGGACTGTCCTCACTGTGGATCGAGCGCAACGATCCGCGTCAAGGCGTCGTGATGGGAATCCACGAAGCCCTAGCGGCCGAGATTGACGCGCTCCTGGAGAAGCACGTCGGACCGTTGCGTCGGACCGTCGAGTCCATGGATCGGGAGCAGGACGCCCACGCAAAGCAGATCGGATACCTCCTGTCCAAGATGGGCGAACAGGTGGCGCCACCGGAGGACGAGAACTCCGAGGGTCGCGAGATCCAGGCGTTCGATCAGCCCTGGCTGTGTGCCAAGTGCGGAGCCCGGATCGGCCTGTACGATGAGGCCCAGGACATCCTCCGGATCAAGTACAAAGCACAGATCCTCTACATTGCCCTTGGAACCGGTGGATTCATCAAATCGCCGTGTCGGCATTGCGGAGAAATGAACGAGGTAACTCACCAGGATTGATCCGCTAGTTCGTGTCATTGGTTCAGGGTTCCGGGTGGAGTCGGGTTGGCCTCGTGTTAATCCATGCGTGAAGTACGAGCCTCCACGGGTGGAGGCCACCCCTGATCCACAGAGGACGACCACATGCCCCTGAACATCCCGAGCTATACCACGAACAACTTCTCCTTTGGCCCGGGTCGCCTGTTCATGGGCGCGGCCGGCACCACCCCGACCGTGGATGTCGGCGGGATCACCGAGGATGGGATCACCGTCGAGCCCGAGAACACCACTCGGGACATCATGCAGGGCAACGCGAAGGAGATCGTGTACACGTTCAACCAGCAGCATGGCGTGGTCGTCAACTGCACGGGGATCGAGTGGGATGTGACCCACCTCGCGTACGCGCTCGGAGCCGGCAACACCACCGAGGGGGCCGGGGAGGACACCCTGACGTTCGGCGGCGATCCGATCACGAAGCAGGTCGCGATCCACATCCAGCACCAGATGGCCGTCACCGGACACACCCTCGACGTGTACGTGTGGCAGGCGGTGAGCAACGGCAACGTGCCGCTTCCGTTCACCCACGACGAACACCAGTTCGCGATGTCGTTCAAGGCCCAGCGCGTCGCCACCGACTGGGCCGGAGCCGCGCTCGCGAGCACCGCAACGCTCATGAAGGTTGCCCGCACCAAGTAGCGGCGATCCAGCGTGGGGCACGATAGGGGGATCTCCACACCGGAGGTCCCCCTTGCGTCGTACAGAACTCGTCACAGTCGACCGCTCGATCACGTCGTCCTGGGCCCCTGGAGGCGTCGGAACGGACGGCCCTCGGGAGTCTCTGTACCTCGTGGCGCACTTCTCATGGGGCATTGCCACCCCCGACACCGCGGCCGCTCTCCTGGCCCTGTCTGACGCCGTGGCGGCCGAGGGCGGGGACCTCCGGATCACGGAACTACACCGAGACACCGAGGTCCAGGCGGCAGCGAGGACCCGATACGAGAACTGGCTCCACGCCGGAAAACCTCCGACCCATGATCCGGCGTTCGAACACGCAACGATGAAGCCCCACTATGTGGCCCGTCCGGGGAGGACGTTTCACTCCGCCGGCCGGGCGATCGACATCGATCTGGACGCCCTGTGGTTCGATCGGGCCCCAGCCTCGCGGCGGCTGGATCTCCTGTGGGACGTCGCGGTCCCACTCGGCTGGCGGCCCGTGATCCGACAGCCCGACGAACACGCCTCCGAGGCGTGGCACTTGGACTATCTCGGCCCCTGGCGGAAGGTCCTGGACCTCCACGGGTACGAGACGGCGGCGATCTGTGCAAACCTCGACGTGGGAAACACGACGCTCCCACGATCGGACGCGCGATGGATACAGGCGCAACTCCACCGGGCCGGGTTCGACGTCGGAGACGTGGACGGCTACCTCGGCCCCCGGACAGAGGCCGGGCTGGGTCTGGCCGGCGCTCCTGACATCGGGCGTGGGTGCCTCCACGAGTTCCTGGCCGCTCTCCCGGACGGGCCGTACCGGTAGCGGATTCTCGCGAGGCTCGCCCACGAGGCGCCGGAGGGGGCCCGGACGAGCCGAGACACCTCCGAGCCGTGCGCGGCCTCCTCGGCCGTCCTGCGGAGTCTCCCGTGGGGGTTCGCGGTTGCCCTGGTCTTCAGGGCGGGGCTACGTGTGATCAGAGGCCCGAGAGGCCCGAAACCACGACGTCGCAGAGGCCCCAGAGGTCCAGACGGAGGAACCATGTCAGACGAAAAGCAGCCCGAGACCGGGGCAATCGAGGAAACGGAGTTCACGGCACGGGACGCCATGGCTTGGAAGGATCTCCTGGAAACCCTGGTCCCACCGAAGGATTCCGACATCGAGGACGTGATGGGCAACGTGTACCGCGTTCGCTCGAACCTCCCGGCCGCGGTGGAGCGCGAGGTGGTGGAGGTCCTCCGCGGGATCGGCGACGTGGTCCAGGAGGGCGGCGAGGGCCTCTCCGTGATGATCGACGACGCGTCCACGAGCGAGGGCAAGGTGGCCGCGCTGATCGACGCGCTGATCCGTCTGTGTGCGGACGAGCGGGTCCTGGTGATCCTGTCCGACGCGTTCAAGGTGGCCCATCCCCGTGCGGCTCGCGAGGCCGTGGAGCGAGGCCGTCAGGATGCGGACGTGCTCCAGTATCTCGACGAGGGGGCCGAGGTCCGGCCCTGCGATGTGTTCTCCGCGGCGGATCTCGTGGAGGGCGTCGTCCCTTTCGCCGTCCGCGCGGTGGCGAAGGCGGGACGGACGCTGGGGCGCCTCCTTCCGTCGACGAAATGAAGCGGGTTCTAGGCGGTCTTTTCGCGTCCGGACACGGTCCGGATGTGTTGGACCGCTACACATGGGACCAGCTTGGACTTATGGCGGAGTGCATCGGACTCCACTGGGTCGGCCTCCTGGACATGGTGTTCTCGCCTCTGGCTGGCGCTATGGGCGGGACGTACACGTCCGGGGCGGTGGAGACGAACTCGCGCAAGGCCCCGCGCAAGATGGGGCCGACCGAGATCGACCGGACCGACCTGGACGCGGTCAAGCGCGCGAAGGATCGGGACGCTCGCATTCTAACGATGGCGGGCCAGATCCCCGGAGTGGAGATCGAACTGTAGCCGGGTCCCGGACGGGATAGACTGAACCCATGGAGTGACCTATGCCCGGGAAACAGACGATCGGAACCTTGCTTGTGAGGCTCCTCCTGGAGGACTCGCAGTATCGTAAGGGCCTGAAAGAGTCCGAGCGATCCACAAAGCAATTCGGCGGGGTCCTGAAAAAGACGGCCGACTTTGCGGGCAAGTCGCTAGCTATGGGGTTCAAGGTGGCTACGGCGGCGGTGGCTGCTTTCGGGGCTGCTACTGCGGTCGTCGGTGCGAATTTCGAGCAGCAAATGAGCAAGGTCGCAGCGGTCCGCGGGATCGACAAGGCGAGCGACGACTTCCAGAAATTGACCGACAAAGCCAGAGAACTGGGTCAGACAACCTTGTTCACTGCGACCCAGGTGGGCGAGGGCATGGAGATGCTCGCCCGCGCCGGCCTGACTACTGACGAAATCATGGCTTCAACGGAGCATTCCCTGAAGCTGGCGGCGGCGACTGGTACCGACATGGCCACGGCCACGTCCCTCGTAGCCTCGGCCATGCGCCAGTTCTCCCTGGACGCGAGCGAGGCCCAACGGATCACGGACGTGTATGCCAAGGTCACGGCAAACTCACTGTTCAATATCCAGGGTCTGGCCGATGCGATGAAGTTCGCTGGCACCGTTGGATCGGCGCTCGGGATGTCGATCGAGGAGACCTCCGCGGCCGTTGCGCAGTTCCGCGACCTCGGCCTGGACGCGTCCCTGGCCGGAACCCAGTTCCGCATGGCCATGGCCCAGGCGATCAATCCGACCGACGAGGCCGCGAAAGCCCTGGATAAGTACGGGCTCACGGTCGACGATATCAACCCGAAACTCCAGGGGTTCGACGGCGTCCTCCGAAAGCTCGGGGAGGCCGGAGTCGAGGTGGAGGACACGTTCGAGATCTTCGGGCGTCGTGCCGGTGGCTCCATGGCTCGGCTCTCGCAACAGTTCGGGGAGTCGTCCGAGAAGTTCGACACCCTCCTGGCTGGGCTTCGCGATTCTGCCGGAACTACCGGCGCAATGTACGAGACCATGACGGACAACGTCATGGGGAAATTCCTGGAAATGAAGTCGGCGATTGAGGAGGTTCTCCTTACGGTTTTCGACTCCGTCGGCGGGCCGCTGGCCGATCTCCTCTCGGCCCTGCGTGACCTTTTCCGGGATGTCGGGTCCAGACTTGGGCTCCTCCAGGGCGATCTGGACGACGGGATCGGGGCTACCCTCCAGAATCTGGCCGACATGATCCGGGAGAACTCCGACGAGTGGGCCGTTCGGATCTCGGACGGGATCGTCGAACTCGGCAAGGCGTCCAGCGCAATCGCCACGATCGCGTCCGCCCTGGAGACCGTCCTCCCGTACCTGGACGAGATTGCGATCCTGCTAGCCACGATCTGGGCGACACAACAGGCCATGACGTTTGCCGCGTTCCTGACCGGTGTCCTCATCCCGGCCGTCGTGGCCGCGGAGTTCTCGTTTGCAGGGCTGGCCACCGCCCTGGCTGGCGCTACTGGCGGCCTGTCTGTCCTGGCCGCGGGGCTGGCTGTGGTGGCCGCGGGGCTGGCACTCGTGGCGAAGCGCGCGTGGGCCGCAAAGGCGGCACAGGACGCCCTGGCGGATCAGCAGGAGCGCGCGGCGTTTATGACGGAGACCCGGACGCGGACCCTGGAGAGCGCGATGTACACGCTCCTCCGGTCCACGAGGGAACACAACGCCGAACAGATCAAGGCCATGAAGGCCGGCGAGGGTGTGACCGACGCGTTCCGTGCCGAGTATTACGCCTTGAAGGACCTGAATGCTGTAACCGCGGCGGCCGCGTGGGAGTCTGGGAAGCTGGTCAAGGTCGGCGAGAACCTCCAGACTGTGGAGTATGCGCTGGCCGAGGGCGGCGCGGCGGGTATGGAGGCGGTCGCAAAGCGGATCGATCAGTTGACCACCTCGATCGCCAGGGATGAAAAGTCCCTGTCGGTCGCCAGGGCGAAGGCTGACATGGACGAGGTCAAGCGGCTTGAGGGGCTGATCGGCCTCCACGAGGACGCGGCGGAGTCCCTCCAGGTTGCGCACGACGCGGCCAGGGGGCTGTCCGACGAGATCGATACCGGTGGTATGGGCGGGTTGGCCGAAGGGCTCACCGAGGCGGCCGATAAGTACCAGGAGATCCTGGACGGTATCGTGGCGGCCAGGGCCCAGGCGGCGGACGCGATCGCCATGGTGGGGGCGGACGAGGACGAGCAGGAGCGGGTCCGTCTGGAGTCCCGTCTCCGGACGACCCGGGAGACGTACGAGAAGCAGATCCGGGAGGCGGAACTGTCCGCGGACGAGGAGGCCCGGGTCCGCGAGGAACTGGAGGCCCTCCTCGGTCAAATCCGCGAGGAGCACGGCAAGCGGCGCCACCAGGACGCCCTGGACGCGGAACAGGAGTATCTGGTCCAGGAGCAGGAGGAGCGCCTGGAGCGCGAGCGCGAGGCGTCCGAGCGGGTGGCGGCGATCCGAACCCGGATCGTCACGGAGAACATGACCGACCTGGAGAAACTGGAGGCGGAGTGGGTCGAGGTCCAGAAGGATCTGGCGCACGTGTCGGCCCAGGAACGTCTGATCGTGGAGGAGTGGTACGAGGGCGAGATCGCAAAGCTCCGCGGTGAGGAATCCCGCAAGTCGGAAGGGTTCTTTGCTCGTATGCTTTCGCAGGGTAAGCAGGCATTCGAGGGGATCGCTAAGGCCGCACAGGTGGCGGGTAAGGCCATGCAAGGGCTCCGAGATCTGGCGGAGGGTGTCCTGGGCATATTCGCGAAGATCACAGGTCTGACCGGTGCGATGGGTAGCCTGGGCGAGATCATGACCACGGCCGGGACGGGCTCGCCACTGGCTGGATCGGCAGGCAAGGCGACGGGCAAGGGCGGCGACGTATCACAGAGCCTGGGGATCGGTCAAGCCGTCGGAGATCTAGTCGATGGTGGCGTGGAGTTCCTGGCGCAACTGATCGACGCGTTGCCCATCGTGGTGGAAAAGGTCATCGAAAAGCTGCCCGAACTGATCGACGCGCTTGTGGCCCAGTTGCCGGTCCTGGTCCAGGCCGTGGTGGATATCATCCCGGACGTGATCCAGTTCATCGCGGATCAGGCTCCGGTGATTCTCCAGGCCGTGGTGGACGCCCTGGTGATGATTGTTGAGGCTCTCCCCGGACTGGTCGACGCGATCGTGGCGGAACTGCCCGGCCTGATCATGGCCCTTGTCGACGAACTCCCGCGCCTGATCCAGGCGCTCCTCATCGCACTCCCGCAGATCATCGACGGAATACTCACGGCCCTCCCCGGCCTGATCACCGCGCTCCTGGACGGCGTGATCGAGATCGTCCCCGTCCTGATTCTGGCCGTCCTGGAGGCGGTGCCCAAGATCATCGTCTCCCTGATCGAGGCGCTCCCCAAAATTCTCCAGTCGATTCTGGAGAAAATACCCGTGATCATCACCACGATGATCGGTCTATTGCCGGATGTCATCCTGGCATTTGCGGAAATGCTCCCCGATCTGCTCCCGGCGATTATCGCCATGGTGCCGGAGATCCTCGGAGTCGTGATCGCGTCCATCCCGGAGATCGTGATCGCGCTGGTCGAGGCCCTGATCGTCGAGCTTCCGAAAGAACTATGGAGGCTCGCTCCGGCGATTGGGCGCGCAATCCTGGACGGCCTCCTGGCCGTGTGGGACGCGATCAAAGACCTATTCTCTGGTCTGTTCAAAAAGATTTTCGGCGGAAAGAAGAATAAGGATGAGCAGGACGGGAGCGCATTCTCTGGGATCTCGTTCGTCCCCGCTACCATGCGAATGCTCCTCCATCCTGGCGAAGCGGTCATCCCGGCGCACAGGAACCCGGCGCGAGCCGTCGGCGGGGCTATGCCTGCGTTGCCGGGGGTCAAGGGAGCCGGAGACGGTGGCGGGCCCACCACGATCCCGATCGCGGTATACCTCGGCGGGGTCCTCGTGGATCGGTCCGTAGTCCACGCGAACAAGTCCGGGGAGTCTGTCGGGGTGCAGAACATGATCAACAGGGCGGCCGGCGTGAAGGTCGGAATCGACCCTGGAAATTTCAGCTACTGGGGCAAGTGATCCATGGGTTCTCCCGTTTTCAGAGTTACCACCTATGATCTCGTCGATGCTGACTGGTCGGGCGCCACCGCGCTGATCCAGCTAAAAAAGACGTTGTCTGCGAACTATTTCGTGATGTGCGAATTCGGCTCCACGTCGAATCTGCCGTCCGTGGGTGGGTGGCGAGTCAAGGCGGACCCGTACGGTACCGGGGACCTGTCGACCACGGACGGGAACCAGATCCAGATCGAGGTGGACGGCCCGACTCTGTCCGGGGTTCGTGCTGGGGCGCTCCACGTCGTGGAATGCCTCCGGGACTCCACTGGTGCCGGATTCCGCCTCCTGGACGTGGTGGCTACAGATCTGGCCGACAACGCGGCCGGAGGCGTTCAGAGCACCACAGACACCTCCTCGACCGCGTGGGATCGTATCGAGTCGGTGGTCCTGTTTGGTGGGTTGCGTGGCGGCGGGATCTCCTCGGCAACGGCGACGGCGGCTGGGGATCAGACCACGTTCGGGGTGAGGATCTACCCGTCTTCCACCGCGACTCTGAACTTCCAGCGGTACGGGTACGGCACGTCAGACTGTGAGGCCGCTACGATCACGACCTATGTGGTGGAGTTCGGCCGGGAGTGGGACGTCCAGCGGGTGAACGTGACCGGGAACGCTGGTGGATCTGGCATTGATGCGTCATGGGAGTACGACACCGGGGCACTGGATCGCACGGTCACGAGGGCCAACACATGGCTTTGGGCAGTCGGATACACGCAGGGGTCCGGATCGGGGGCGTCCCACCTCGCGATCTCGGTTGCCCTGGGTGATGGGGCTGCGGAGAACTCCACGGAGTCGACGGTGGCGGTGGGCGGATGGTTCACCACAACGCGATCTACGGAGGTCTACGCCCTATCCCATCCGTCCCTGTCGAATGACTGGCAGTTCGGCGCGACCATCGGGGCCGGGTCCAGGACGTATGATTTCACGGTACCCAGCCCGAGCCAGTCCGAGGCGTACGGGTCGAGTGATTCGATCTATCTGACCTCCGTTCTCGGGTCCAGACTCCCGATCGCGTACGGTGGGATCGGGACCACCTCGTCCACGTATTTCCCGGAGATCTGGACCTCGTGCCGATACACGGATGCCACCACCCTCCAGTTGACGCGAGCGGACGACGGAACGATCACGTACGGATGGGCCGGCTGGGTCCAGTCGGTGGACTTCGGGGCTGTCCAGACCGACGTCGGATCGGAGCCGGTGTTCCGGGTAACCACGGTTGAAGTGGGCCCTGGTGATTTCTCTACCACAACCCACGATATAGAACTCCCGCATGATATCGAGCGGGATTACTTCGTGATCCTCAACGGTATGCGAGGAGACGCGGCCACCTCTAGCGCGAGGGAAATGGGGTGCCGTGTCACGGCCGATCCGTTTGGTACGGGCGGGCTGGCTGTATCCAGCGGATCAAATGTGATCCAGCTTACAAAGCCGGACATCGGATCGTATGAGTGGGAGGGGGCCGTGATCGTGGTGGAGTGCCTCCGATCAAGCGGAGAACACGGGTTTAAGCTGATCGACGTCACGGACGGATCGCTGGCAAACAGCGGATCGTCCGTGAACGGGACCGAGGTCACGGCTAGTTCCTCCTGGACAGACCCGGAGCGGGTAATGATCGTGGCCGGGCTTCAGGGGGCCGGGGCCTCTCTCGACTCGGCAAATGGAACCGCGGACTATGACTCCACGTGCCTTCTGTGCCGTGTGGCCGGGGACAGCCTCGACACATACACCGTCCGGCGCGTTGGGGCCTCGGCCAGCTACATGGAGGACGCCAGTTTCACCGCGTATATCGTGCAGTGGGGATCTGCCTGGGATTTAGACGTATACGAACTAGTCCAGGAAACAGCGACTGGGTCATATACAGAATTCGACCTGGGCAAGACCTACACCACATCCAAAACGGCGCTATTCGCCACATACAACACCGCGGAGGCTCCGCAGTTCGGGCGTGTCGGGCCCAGTCTCGTACCTGGAGATGGTGTCACACAAGGGGCCACATTCGGGTCCCTGGCCGTGAAAACCTACGTGGCTGGATCGATTGCGACCGTGGCGTACCTTCTGACGCACTCGTCTGTATCGGTGGAGTGGGACGCTGTCTCGGGTAGCACTCTTGACGCATCAGACACGTTCGTTCTTTCAGACACTCGCGGAGAATCCTACGGTAACAACGGGGCGGAGGATTACACGGTGGGCAGTCGATACTGCACTCCGTTTATCCGAGCAAATTCCAGCGGATACACCACGGCCCCACAGACTTTTTTCCGAGTCAGGCCAAACGGCCCGAATAGTGCCACCGCGACGCGCGCACAGACCGGCATCGCATGGGACGGATGGGTCGAAACCGTCGACTTTGGTTCGATCCAGGCCGTCACAGAGGCAGACCCCGCCGATTCCGACGACGACGCCAGGGGCCCCGTTCAGTACCTGATCCTCCAGGACGCTTGGTGGACTGGCGTGGCGTCCTCGGCCACGTCAGAGGGGGGAGCCTATGCCGGGCCACTCGTGCCCATGTCGACGAACCTCGGCTCCCTGGCAGGCTTCCAGGACGGGACCCCGGACTCGGACGCGGTGGATCTGGATTTCAAGATCGTAAAGACCGGGTCCGTAGCCAGCAGAAACGCCGGAGTAGTAGCCAAGCGATCCAGCGAGGCGACCTCCCTCTGGCGCGGCCTGAACATGCCGAACACCCAGATGCAACACGATTCCATTGCATCACAGGCCATGTACGCCTCCACCGTTGCGTACTCGTCCGTATACCGGCGCATCCTGGTTATGTACCTTGAGGAC